ATTCATGCTATAAAAAGTATGCCCATGCCTTCTGCTCAGATATTTGTAGGTTTATGGCCTATGTGAAAACGTCTGATACATGCTGGATATGGATTGGCGCTAAAAAAAGGAATGGTTATGGGAAGTTCTCTATGCAAGGGAAGAAATGGTTAATAGCATCGCGTGCTTCTTATGAGATATTTAAAGGTAAGATTGCCGAAGGAATGTTCATATGTCATTTATGCGATATTCCTTCATGTGTTAATCCTGAACACTTATGGGCTGGAACGCATGTAGAAAATACCATGGATATGGTGGATAAGGGTCGTCAAAGTAGCAAATTGTCTCCCTTGGATGTACTTAAGATAAGAAGGTTGTGGGAACAAGGATTCTCTAATGCTAGTTTGTGTGAAAAGTTTGGTATTACTTCTGGAGCCGTGAGTAGTATAATTCATAGAAGGATCTGGAAGCATATATAAAAATTAAGGAGATAGTATGGCATTAAATAATATTCCTTTAACGGGACAAACATTAGGGGTAACCCGCGTACCGATTAATCAGAATTTCTCGGTGATTGATACAGCTTTTGCTCAGGATCATGTAGATTTCAACCTAACGGGTCAAGGTAAGCACGATATGGTTACCTTCCCTTCCCAAAGTAGTGCTCCTTCGTTCTTAGCGGGAGAGATAGGCCTATTCAATCAAAGCGCCTCTCCAACATCTATTAACGATATATGGATGGCTCGTGGAACTGCAGCAGCATTTCCCATAACCGGCTATAAGACAATAGGAACCGGAGCTACTAACGGCTGGACCTACTTGCCTTCAGGGCTCAAGATAGCATGGGGAACTGGAAGCATGGCTTCACCTGTAGTACAGCAGAATGTTGTTTATGCAACCGCACTGGTAGGCACAAATTTCCCTGGATTTACAACTTTCTGGACTGCTCCACAACTTACTCGACTCGCTGGTGGACCTGCTCCTATAACCAATTTTGTTTGTGTTCAGTCATATGCGCAGACACAGTTCACGGTTATAGCATCAACTGCATCTAATAGTGGAACAATTCAATTCTCTTGGATGGTTATAGGGCTTTAGGAGTACCATGGCAACAGATCGTTTTTTGATAGCGCCCTATGATGAGAAAAGTGGTTTACAGAATAACTATAAACCTTGGCTCATTCCTGACGAGGCATTCTCAGAACTTAATAATGCGTATGTCTTTAGAGGACGTGTAAGAAAACGGTTTGGTTCACGTTGGATGGGCGATGATCCATTATTATCTAGATTTCGTATGTCTCTTACTCCTGCTGGCCTTGTTGTTACGACGCCAGAAAATATAGTAGTAGGTCAACAGTTCTCTATTAATGCTGACGTTTTTACCGTAGTGAGCATTACAGGCCTTCCGCAAAACCTACTGAGTACCTCTTCAGTTACAGCACAGTTAACCGCAGCTAATCAGGTCACTTTCTCAGCAATAGCATCAACCGTTTATTGGTACCCGTCACTACCAGTAATGGGTTTATTAACCTATGAACAAAGCACCTTAGAAGATGAATCTATAATAGGATTCGATACTAAGTATGCCTATACCTATAACACTGGATGGGATAGATTAGCGGGTGCCGGTGTTCCCGGTGCAGCAGAATGGTTTGGCTCGGATTCACAATTTTTCTGGGCTACTAACTGGTCAGGAACCAATGCATCAGATCTAGTATTTTATGTTACCAATTTCAATCCCAATGAACCTAACTTCATGCGCTATTTCTTTGGAGGTTTATGGCAGAACTTTAATCCCCAAATTGATGCCACTCCCAATTTTTTAAATAGTGCACGAATATTAGTCGTTTTTAAAAGTAGATTAGTAGCCTTCAATACATGGGAAGGTCCGGCTATGTCATTGCCGGGTACTAACTATCCTAATAGGGCTCGTTATGCACAGGTTGGAGATCCCTTAGACTCTATGGCATGGCGGCAAGATCTACCCAATAAAGGTAACTTTATAGATGCAGCAACCACCGAACAGATTGTGACAGTAGAGTTCGTTAAAGACCGTCTCATTGTATATTTTGAGAGATCTACATGGGAGTTCGTCTATACGGGAAACCAGGCTTATCCATTTACGTGGCAACAGATCAATACTGAACTTGGTGCAGAGTCTACATTCTCTATAGTTCCTTTCGATAAAGTCTGTATTGGAGTGGGCAATGTCGGCATTCATGCCTGTAATGGATCGAATGTCGAGCGGGTAGACGATAAGATACCAAACGAAGTATTTCAGGTTCATAATGCTGATAGCGGTATTGAACGTGTGTATGGTATTCGTGATTTCTTTGTAGAGATGGTTTACTGGACATTTCCTGACACAGACGCCTCTTCAGTCTTTCCCTATCCCCGTAGGGTTCTAGTTCTTAACTATAAAACAGGAACTTGGGCATTCAATGACGATTCAATTACCGCCTTTGGTTATTTCCAGCCAACCACCGGAACTACTTGGGACTCTACTACCGTTACCTGGGATGATAATGATGAGTCATCATCATGGGATAGTGGCGCAGTCCAATCTCTCTTTAGGCAGGTAATTGGAGGGAATCAGCAGGGTTATACTTTTATCTGCGATTCTGATGATCCTACTAACGCGCCTGTGCTACAGATAACTAATATCGCTCAGACATCGGGTCCTGCCTATACGACAACATTGACCATAATCCAAAATAACTTACGCGAAGAAGATTACATCTATATTACGGGTATTGTATGGTCTGATGGATCTCAGGTTTTCAATGGAAGAATTTACCAAGTCATATCGCAGTCTATGTCAGATCCGGATAACGTTGTTATAGGGCCTATAGATCCTACGAATCCTCTCGATATAGTTACAGGTACTTATAAAGGCGGGGGTTTGGTAGCTCGTGTAAGTCAGATATCTATAAGCACCAAAGAGTACAACTTCTATGCCAAACAGGGCAGAAATGCTGCAATTAACAAAGTTGATTTCATGGTAGATAGTACCGCCAAAGGACAGATACAGGTTGATTTCTATGTATCTACTACTACCGTTCCAATTCTTCAAGATAGTGCTGGTAACGGTGTTCTTCTAGGCACAGGAACACTGGATACTTTTCCTTATACCGCAGCCAATGGTGCTCTGGCTCCTATACCACTAGAAGAAACTGCAGTTCGTTTATGGCACCCGGTCTATTTCCAGGCTGATGGCGAAGTTATACAGTTACAATTGATCCTTAATGATGCTCAAATGAGAAGTGTAGCAGTATGGGAGTCAGATTTTGCTTTGCATGCAATATGTATCTATGCCCAACCTACAAGTTACAGGTTCCAATAAGGAGAAACGATGGCATACAATCTTGAGCAACAGATCAATACGGGATCGTTTATTCCCACTACGTTTATTTTAGATGTTGCTCGCCTACATGAGGTAAATGTAAATAGCGCTGAGTTTAAAGAATTACTGGTGCGTCTCTATCAGACAATTAATAGTATTGTTCTGGCATTAAATACCAAGGCTACCGGTTACTATATCAATGAAGAATTCGTTAATGGTAAACTTTATTTCAATCCTAACTCTACAGATCCTCTACAGCTACGCCCCGGATTCCAGAAGACTATAAATACCGGCGCATTAGGTGCTGGCGTAACAGCTATAAACCATGGTATAACGGTGACCAATACCTTTAAGTGGATGTTTATCTCAGGAGCAGCAACCAATACGAGCACGCTAGTAGGGTATCCTATAACTTTTGCTGGAGCTTCGGGTAATAATATAGAGGTTACAACAAGCGCTACGCAGGTATTAATAAATAATAACTCGGGAGTAACATTTACCGACTCTCAAGTTACCTTAGAGTATGTAAAATTTTAAATGGGAGAGGCGATGGCAAATTGGTTATCAGGATTGCAAGGAACCCTTGGCGGAGCAGGAACCGGAGCGGCAATTGGTAGTATGATTGCTCCCGGTATAGGTACCGCTATCGGTGGCGCTCTTGGTGGTGTAGCAGGTGGTATAGGCGGCCTATTTAGTGGTGGTGAAAAGGGTGGCGTAAAACAAGCACAAACGTTAAATCCTCAACAACAACAAATTCTATCTATGCTTCTAGGACAAGGACAGCAAAATCTACAGAACCCATATGCTGGATTCGAAGATATCTCTAACTATGCTCAAAACCAATTCAACCAAAATATAGTACCATCCATAGCAGAGCGCTTTGCATCGTTAGGTAATAACGCACTATCTTCTGGAGCTTTTGCTACGCAATTAGGGCAAGCAGGCAGAGGACTAGGTGATACGTTGGCTCTACTTAGAAATCAATATGGCCAACAAAATCAGCAGAATGCATTACAGCAACTTTCTTTAGGATTGAGTCCATCTTTCCAGAACTTCTATCAGCAAAGTCAGCCTGGTTTTGGAGAGAATTTATTCAATGGTGCTATTCAGGCGGCTCCATCACTTTATCAGTCCTATATGCTTAATAATGCCTTAAGAAACATACAACCTCGCTAAGGAGATACTATGCAAGTAATAGCAGATTCAAGCGCTGGTGGAAGACTGGGTGCAGCTTTAGGTACTGGGCTTCAGCAATTAGCGCAAAGCAAATTAGAACATGTTAAGCAGCAGCATGCTAGAGAAAGTTATTCTAAATTCTTTGGACCTTCAGCTACCAGTCTTATAACTAATTCGCCACCAGAAATACAAAAAGTTCTACTTCAGAACCCAATAGCGTTGAGAGAGCTAGGTCAATTAATTGACCAACAACAGGCTCAATCTACTCAACAGCAACCTGAAGGAGGAATGCAAGCTCTTCAGCAACAACAACCTAATTTCAACGCTGCTGATTTTCTTACGAATCAGAATGTTAATCCCTTAATGAGACAAGCCCTATCTCAATCTCAGATTTCTCCAGAGGCTCTTATTGGTCTTTTAGGTCAACAAGGTCAACAACAGGCTGAACAGCCAGGACAACAAGGACAAGGTAATTTCCAAGCGCAATCTAACGCACAACCTTCTAATTTTGAAGCGGAGAAATCTCGACTACTTGGAGAAGCATTTACGTCTCCTCATGCTCGTATAGAGCAAGAAAAGCTTAATATTCAAAAAGAAGCGCATGAGTTAAAAGGCAATAAGGATGTTCGCGACTACTTAGCGCCTTATCATAAGCAAGTACAAGCATCCGAAGATAACATTCGCGACTATAAACTTTTAGAGAATCTAGCTAGAAAAGGTAATCTGAGAAGTGGAACAACTTATCAACTTCTCTCTAAATTAGGCTTAGAAGATTTTGGACTCAATTATTCTTCTCAGCTTGCTAATAAGTTGATTGGTAGACTAGCTCAGAATGCTCAATCAGCTTTCGGTCCTGGAACACGAGTAACTAACTATCTAGAAAGAGTATTTCAACGCTCGCTCCCTTCTTTATGGAATACGCCAGAGGGTATCATTGGCATATCGAAGCTAAATTCCTTAGCCGACCAAGCTAATATTGAAGAATACGAACTCCGTGACAGGATTATAAATGAAAATAAAGGTAAAGTACCTGGTAATATTGAAGGCCAAGCTCGCGAAAGAATGAAGCCAATTAGGGAGCGACTTGAAAATGAGGCTATGGATATTATTACTGGTCTTGATACTGCAAAACGAGGCAACGAATTACGCCCTAAAGGATATAAAGGTCGTGTATTAGATAATGTTACTGGCAAAATAATTGAAGTATAGGAACTATTATGCGCTATACGTATTTAGATATGCCTGAAAACGAGCAAAACACGAACCAGGATCAATCAGGAGAATCATTGCCTGGAAAGATAGGGCGTGGACTTGCAAGGTCTGGAGCTCGTGCCGCTGAGTCCATCGTTGGGCTTCCTGGTAATATTATAGGAGCTGGTGTTAATGCACTCAACTATGCTACCGGAGGTCGTACGCCGAGCGTAGAAGAATTGAATGCTCAACCTTCTTTAGTTAATATCCCTCTACCTACTTCTGAACAGATAAAAGAGTCAGTAACGAAGCCATTAACGGGTGAATATTTAGAGCCGCAAGGAGACTTAGAGTCTTTTGCTGATGAAGTAGTTTCTGATGCAGCACCTCTATTCTTAACAGGTCTTTCAGGTTCGTTAGGGCTTAAGGGAGTTGGAAAGCAGGCAGCTAAATCTTTAGCAATATCTGGAGCTGGAAATACGGCTAAACTAGCAGGAGAGTTAATTACAGGGTCACCTCTTGTGGGTGCAGGTGCTAAGCTTGGTACCATGTTATTAGCAGGAACCGCAGGAACGCGTGGGTCTATGGAGAAACTTCAAAATAAATCATACAATGATGCCTTCTCTAATATTCCTCTTGGTAAAAAGTTCAACTTTTCTCCCGAAAAGAAATCAATAGACTATGCTATTAAAGCTATTTCTCGTAGTGATATTGTAAATAAAGCTGATGCACTTGATCGATTGAATGCTTTTAGGAATATAGCAGGTAGAAGTGGATTGGCTAACGTTAAAGAAGTCGTTGATATGAAACGCTCATGGAACGAATTTCTTCGTCTTAATGGTAGAAAATTAGGAAAAGACGCACGTAAAGTAATAGAAACTGCCAGAGATCACCTCAAAGAGGGGATAGCTCGATATGGTAAGACTAATAATAAGTTCTGGAACCCTTATAGTGCTGGAGAAGAGCTTACTGCCGGCCTTCGAGATATTGATGAGGTCAGTAGCTTCTTAAGTAAATATCCCTATCTAAAGAAAAAGTTAGAAAGTCCTATTCTAGGATCTTTGTTTAAAGGATCGGCATTTCACTCAGGACAGATTGTTCAGAATTATCCAGGTCAGGTAGCAGCTGGTGTTGGGTCTATTTTAGGAATCCAATCTGGTGCTCGAGCTATAAAACTTATGAGAAATAGCCCTATAGCATTCAAAGCCTATAAAGATGTAGTTAAGAAATCATTAGCAGGGAATGTGTCTAATCTAGGTCGTGACTTAGATAAAATAGAAAAAGAATACCAAAAACATTCTACTGAAATTAATGGTCGTTATACGTATCTAGATAAATAGTCTCGTCTTGCTCTTCTTCGTCTTCAAAGAAGGTATCGTAGATTATTATTGAATCTAACCAGTCAGAGAAAAAACTCATCTCTTTCCTTTTCGCTTAATGTTTCTATACAATTTTGGCAAAACCACCATGTATCTGGAGCCACTTCTCCTTTTTTCGGTGCAAGAAATAAGTTTCCATAAGGATGAAAGTCCTTTTTACAATTTATGCACGTCATAGGAGGAAGACTTGAAGTTGTTATCATATTTAGTCTCTCTATCTATTCTCTCTTGAATAGCTCTCGCCATCCATAAATTTATCGATATATTCCTGCGTGCTGCCAATATCTTTACCGTTTGGTGAACTTCAGGACTTATATCAAAAGCCATTTGCTTACGCCTTTTCTTCTCCATATTTCCTCCTTGTCTATAACTAATGCTAACAAAGTAGCGCCACTTGTCAATGGGTATTGCATACAGCTAACTCTTGTTGTTAGTGTTTGCGCAAAGATCTTTTTCTAATTTTAGGAGATACTATGCCTACACAAGTTTCAAGACGCAATACATTGTACGGCTATCCCAACCCTCAAGCGGGATTACAGCAAGAGCCCCTCGTTCAACAACGCGCACCTACTACCGCTGACAGTGCAGAGCTTGGAGTTATTTGGATTTTTAAACCAGCACAGTCGGCCTATATCTTGGTTGATAATAGTGGTGGTGTAAATACATGGAACTTGCTTGAATCTGGTGGTGGGGGCGGAGTATTCTCTTCTCTAACTGTTAATCCTGGTCCTACTAATCTTTCTACTGTTGGCAATGGTGCCGTAAATATCGGTAATGCAACTAATAGTGGTGTAATTACCATTAATGGTGGTGCCGGTGGCTTTGCCTTGGTTGGTGCAGCAGGTCTACTTTCTATTGCTCCAGGTGCAGGAAGCCTAGAAATTAATGGCGCAGGTGGCGCGATAAATGTTGATGCAGGAGCTTCTGGATTCACGCTTGATGGTAATGGTAATACCGTATTCATTGGTACTGATAATGCTGCCAATACGGTTCACGTAGGAAGCCTAAACGCCGGAGCTGCGACCCTAATCCAGGGTGGTCTTGCTATGCGTTTAGCTGGAAATATTGTCTATCCTAGCTCAACACAAGCAACTACTCCGTATGCGGTTCAATCTGGCGACTATCAATTATCTATTAACTCTGCCTCTGGAGCATTTACGGTCACGTTGCCAGCAGCTCCTTCAACAGGAAAAACTTACGTGATTTTTGATGCCTTTGGTCATGCAGCAGCTAATAACATCACTATTGATGGTAACGGTAACAACATTACCTCTGGTGGTGCTAGCGCAGCGACGGCAGTTCTCTCTACTAACTATCAATCAATCACGCTGTGGTTTGATGGTCTTAAATGGCTTGGCCAATTGATATCGTAAATTAGGCTTCATTACTACTCCCATGTGTGTCTCTCTGGTCTTTAAATGATTAGAGAGATATGCTGGGTTCAAAATATTTAAAGGAAGTAGATGGCACAAGATACCGTAAAAGCATTTGCGCTTAGTTCAATTGCCTCATCAGCCATTAGCGGAACCTATGCCGCTATAAATTCTTCAGGATTTCCGCACGCTCCATTCTTTGTTCGCATTGTTAATAATAGTAATATGCAGATAACGATTAGCTATGATGGCGTTAATGATAATGATGTAGTTAGATCAGGTGCTGACTTCGATTTGCCTTCGCAAACAAACTCACAACCAAATGCCCGTAAAGCTTTGTTCTCTAAAGGGACCATTGTTTATGTAAAAGGAACCTCGGGGACCGGGAATGTTTATTTAACTGGTTACTATGTCTAAGGAGAGAGTATGAGTAATTTAGCAAGTTCAATACTGGTTCGGTTTGAGCCGTTACGTAGTATTGCTTTTGGAAGTATTTCTGGAACCTATACTGGCGTTGGTGCCCCATTCGCCAATCCGATAAGGCTTATATCTATAGATAATTTTACTGATGAGAATGTATTAATTTCATTTAATGGAACCGATGATAATACCGTTGTGGCATCAAACGGATTCAAGTTGTTCGATTACAACTCTAACAAAGGAGAGAAGGCAGGACTTCTTGAACAGCCTCAAGGAACTCGTGTTTATGTAAAGTCGGAGTCTTCTAATCCTTCTTTAGGTCATGTGTATGTCACCGTTATCTACGCTTCACAGGTTTAAGGAGGAACGATGAGCCAAGCAGGAACATTAAATACTGGCGGTGGTGGTGGCGGAGGGGCTAATACCTTTGTGACCGATGCAGGAACCGCGACGCCAGTAGCAGGTGTCATTAATATTATAGCTGATGTAGCTGCTTTTCAATGTGGTGAAAGCGTTGAGTTTACCGGTTCAGGCGATACTGTACAACTTAATGTGACCAATAATCTTAATAATACATTTATAGGAAAACTGTCAGGACAATTTGCAGGAGGCGGTGGTAATGACAATGTTGCGCTTGGTTATGGTGCCGCAAGCGGAAATACCGCAGGGTTTATTGGTAGCGAAAACGTAGCTATAGGAGCTCTTTGCGCATTTGGATTTGAGGATACCTCAGGGTGTATCGCTATAGGTTATCAATGCATGTCTACAGGAGCTCCAGCCCAAAACAATATAGCGATTGGTACACATGCAGCAAATAATTGGACCGGTGGCGAGGCTAATAATATCCTGATTTCTAGTTCGGGAGTTGCTTCTGAAACAAACACTATCCGCATAGGTACAGATGGTTCGGGCGATCTACAACAAAACAGATGTTTCATAGCGGGTATTGATTTATCCACAACAGGCGGTTCGTCATCTGTAGTTATTATCGATTCTTCTAGCGAGCTGGGCACCATTAGCGGTGGTAATGTTACGCTTGATTCAGGAAGTGGCAGCTTTGAAGTTAATGGTGGTTTTAATGTAAGTAGTATAGGAGTAACTACCAATTCAGTACAGCCTGCATTTGGTGCCTATCTTAATACTTCTGTAGCTAACGTTACCGGTGACGGTACTCAGTATGTTCCTATAGTATTTGATACTACCTTCTTCAATCAGTCGAGTAGCTATAACACCGGAACCGGCGTATTTACGGCTCCCGTGACTGGTGTATACCACTTTGAAAGTACCATAACTTTAAATGGTGTAGGTGCAGCTCATATATCAGCCAATTTTTGTTTACAAGGATTAGCAAGTAATTACACCTTTGAGATAGTCAACCCATTTTCTCTCAATGCTTTTAGTGGTTTAGCGAGCATGTCTGGAAGTGCAACTATACATCTCACATCCGGAACGACCATATTTATGAACATTCAAGTTACTGGTGGAACTAAAACGGTTGGCGTTCTTGGCTTAGATGCAGGCCAGTACTTTAGTCAATTTTCTGGATATCTCGTTTGTTAAAGGAGAGTTATGAGCAATAGATTAGGTGGTAAGCAGGGAACCGCATATACCGGTACTAATGCTAATCAACCACCAAATGTTACTTTTAATGATAGGCCACCAACGCAGTATGATACGCAGAATGTATCGGAAGGTGATTTCTGGCTAGATTTTAGTGCTGCTGGTATAGATAGAGTCTGGGTATTAGTTGGCCTTGAAGGCAATATGACCTCAAGGGGCGCATTGGCTCAATGGGAGAAGCTCGCAGTAGGAACTGTAGCAGATACCTATCAAACAGACTCAGGAGTTGCGGTTCCGGCAGCTGATGTGCTCAATATTATTGCAGGTAATTCTGCATTGAATTGTGGATCTACTGTTGAGTTCACGGGTTCAGGCAATACAGTGCTTCTTAACGTTTCAAATCTGACCTCAAACAACACTATTATCGGTGCAGCTTCAGGTAATTTAGCTATAAGCGGCACCCATAGCGTGGGTCTAGGTATAGGGGTTCTTCCGGCATTAACGAGTGGGGTTCAAAATCTATGTTTAGCAGATGCTAGCGGTCAGGCAATGACCACCGGTAGTAGGAACGTACTGGCAGGAACCTCGAGCGGTGCCGCTATGACCAGCTCTTCGGAGTGCGTGGGAATAGGCAATGGATCGTTAGTTTCATTAGTGAGCGGTTCAGAAAATCTTGCGTTAGGATACCTATCCGGCTCCCAATACACCAGTTCTGAATCGAATAACATATGTATTGCTAACCTCGGAACGACTGGTGAATCTAATGTTATACGTATAGGAACCCAAGGTTCGGGTGCGGGTCAACAGAATACTGCTTTTATGGCTGGTATTTATGGGGTAACTCCTACGGGCAGCCCAATACCGGTAGTGATTAATCCTTCGGGTCAGTTAGGTACGGGTGGCACAACACCAGTTCCTCAAGTAGCATTTGCTGCTTATCAATCGGCAACTACCTCTAATGTTACCGGTGATGGCACTTTCTATACGGTCATATTTGATACGAAACTATTCGATGTATCAACTAATTATAATAGCGGAACCGGTATGTTTACCGCTCCCTCAGACGGAACGTACCATTTTGAATCTTATGTTCAGACAGGCAACATATCTGACCAGGTATTTACCGCTATTAACTTTGTCACTACTTCTTTTCTCTATCATGGAGATTTGCAAACAGCTACTGGAGATAAGAATGGAAGCAGCATTCTTCACTTGCAGAATTCTATAACGATTGAGATGACAGCAGGCGATACTTGTTATGTGCAGATATCTATTGGTGGGGGCTCAGGATCTAAGACAGTTAATGTTGCCGGGGCTGCTGCGCCAGCTAATCCTATAGTTACTTACTTTGGTGGTTATCGCATTGATGTTGGTAATATTACCGTTATTAACCCTACTACCTATGATGGCAATACGGGATCGGCTACGGCTAATGGTTCTGGCGTTGTTAATGTCGTGGGAATCGGCGCAGTTTCTACAGTAGCTTCAGGAAATACTGTTACCATTAGCTATTCACCAACCTCTAGTTTTACTGCTACCTGGAACGCAGAAACTAATATTACTGGTGATGGCACCGTAGCTTCATTAGGTGCAACGGCTGCTGCTACCGTTATAACTAACGTAGGTGGCAACTTCTTTCCTGGAGATGGATTAGGTACCGGAGCTTCTTATACAGTTCCCGTTACCGGTCTATATTATTTCTATATGTATACTGATTTCACCGTGGGTGTTTCAGCAACTGATGGTATAGATTTCTCTGTAGGTCTAGCAGGTGGCGTAGGGTTTAACTTTTCTAAAGGGCCGACAAAGAACTCTTGCGCTGGTTATGCAAATAATTCCGGTGATATTAATGTTGGTGGTTCGTGTGTTATTCAAGTAGTAGCAACTACAGTGATTAATTTTACTGTCCAGTCCAATGGAACATCTAAAAATCTATCTATAAATACTGGAACTGTGGGAGGATACAGAGTAGCTTGAAATAGTTAACCCTATAAATCAAAGGAAACGTATGGAAATGTACTTAATGGTTCTCATAGGCGTGGCATTAGCTATTATTGTTTTTATGGGATATAACATCTTTTCCGGGCCATCGGCACCGGTTAATAAATAGGCTTCATATACTCTCTTTTTCCTGTCCTCTCAGTTTTCAGCCTGAGGGGATGGGTTTTTAGTGTATAGGGAGTTTTTTCATCTTAAAGAAGCAACAACAGGTTATAAAGTCATCCTCTTCCTGTCTTCTTTTAACTTCTTCATGAGCAGCTATAACTTTGGGATGCTTAGGACTTGGATGAGATATTCTATGCCTACGCGGTGAAGGAGCTGGTGATAATTGATTGGTAATATTTATATTGTTAGTAACATTATCATGATTAGCATCAGGTAATCTGTCTGATTTGTCTGATGCTAGACATAGAGGTGATGTTAATAGGCACACTAATACTATCTTCATAGATGAACCCCACAATTTCATCTTGCGTACACGTTCCATAATAACGGTAAATTGCTTAACCGTAAGATTCTGGGGTTCAACTATATTGAACAATTCCAAAGAATCTTTGACCAGTTGTGGATGAGTGCTCATTGCTTTTTTGAGCAATTCTATCTGTTCTATAGATACATTCGATTCCATTATTTCTCCTCTTGCGCCAATGGCGTTGGATCGTAAGGACCTTGTAATACCCAACAAGGACTATTTTCGTCTGCGCAGGTCTGAATGTACAGCTCTTTATTATCAACGATACATTGTGTGCCTTGTGGTGCATGATCATATTCATGAGGAGCACTACGTCGAACTATAGTACTAGGCCGTTTGACCAAGTTAGATTGTTTAACTGCTTTCTTCTTGGACATATGCGTAGCACTCCTCATAATCTATCGGTTCTTTCTGTATTCTTCGTCATTCTTCTTTATGCGGCGTATTCTAGCTTGAGCTCTATGGTACTCATCAGCCGGTAGATCGGCCAACGTAGTTATACCATGGGCATCCATAATGTCTTTAGCAATCTCTTTGTAACCCTCAAGCTCTATCAGAAGCTCCTGGTACTGGGTCTTATTGATAACTTCAGATCTATCTATCTCTACTCTTTCTGGGGAATCGGGTTTGCGCAACTGACTTATAACATACTGTTCCGCCAACACGTCTCCATTGTCATCAAAGGCAATAGGGTCATTATCCGAAGGGGCTATACCCAAAAGCATCAACGCATGAAGACGCTTGTGGATCTCATAGATATTGCCAGTCGATCTATCGGTCTTACCTGCAACTACCCTAGCACATGAGGTTATATACTGTCCTGATTCATGCCCAAGCGTTGTCTTCAATAGGGCAGCTCCTGACCCTTCATCTTGTAGTTCTATGAATTGGAAGAAGCCAATTCCATTTGAGGCCAACGATTCTCTCACGGCTAGCAGGATTGCCTGAAGGTTAGCAAACTTTCCTCCTGGGGCATCTTGGTTCGCCACCAGTGGTTTGTAAGTACCCTGAGATTTTGAGAGCGCACCCATTATCTTATCTATCTCTTCAGACCTATATGTTTTTAGGTTGCATGCTTCCACTTACTACTCCTTTTATTTCTTAATTAAGGTCGTGACAAAACTTCACGCACTGAACCTGGTCTCGTGACGCTTTGCCACACGTTGTTTTGTTCTGATTCATTTTTATAATAATCTCCTAACGTAGGTTCATCTTTGAATTTGCATGAGCATCTGTATGCTCTATGAAACCATCCACCGGTCATTGCGTGTAGATACTTGGTAAATGATATATATATATCCTGCCGATGTGTCTTTTCTTGGTCAGATATTTTAGGAATTTTTTCTAGCTTCTCCAGAACCCAATCTTGTGTTCCCAAGGGTCGTGTTAGTTGCAGATCTTCAACGGTCATATCATATTCAAGCCACTTATCATCGAATAGTTTCTTGGTTATCAGATGGTAGCTATAGCGTGTTTCTTTGTTGTCGAATGTTTCTAACCAATAAACAACCATTTCAGTTAGTTTGGTGTGTTTTGCAACTTGATAAAGTTTCCTTCTGTTCGCTTCCATTTGATCAACCATATGTCCAAAGGCTTCAACTTCAGGTGTAACTGTAAGCAGCTGCACTATTCGCTCTGCACGAGTCATCAATGTTCCTTACGATTTGGCTTCTTCAAGCTGTTGAGCTCCTGCTTTCTTTATGGTCTCTATAAACTCATTATAGGAGTTGACCGCATTATTTACATATTGGTTCCGTGCAGCAATGAAATGGTAAGCAGGATAGAGGCTTGCAAACCTTTCCTGTATCTCTTTTAGTAATCGGTTTACTTCTTCTAGGTTGGTATCCCCTAATGGTTTGCCTCGGTGTTGATCGAGCTCTTTGTGGAGCTCTATATATTCTGTATATACGCGGTTAATCTCTGCATCCAATTCATTAGTAAGCTTCTGTAATAAGTCCATTTTCTATTTCCTTTATGCTTATTGGTCTATCTCTACTCTATAAGCTCTATTATAATAAACGTAACGACATTGTCAATGTGCTTTACATTCAACTCGTTATCAATATACTGTTGGTATTGATGTACTGTTTTAAAGATAAGAGGTAAAGATTATGGATGTAATAGATTATTTAAAGAGAGCAGAGGAGATCAGAAAGCAGAAGCTTATATCGCGTATCGATTTGGTTCGTGAGATGGATATTGCTTATAACACACTGACTCGTCTCGAGAAGGCTCCCTGTGCTTATTCTTTAAAGACAGCACGGAAAATAAAATCATATGTAGAGAAATGGGAATCTACAAAATAATAATCACTCAACCATAAGGATCGACTATGGATATTCACCGAAGAAGGACTCAGTTTAGCCTCGAGCTAACTCCTAAGCAATTAGAGTTTATGAAGCAATTATCATTCCCTGATAGATTTATAGAGGTAACTAATCCCTTCTCTAAAGATAAAAGACTTTTATGTCCTGAGGCCGTAGCTCTTTATGATGTTATTAAAGGGTTTGAGATTATTCTTCAACAACAAGCCAATGATGGTTTTGACCCTAGTGAAGATCTATTAGATAAGTTTCACATGGCTCGGGATATATTTAGAGCTAATTGGCCTAAAGATTATATGGCGTTACTGGATTAATAAGGAAAAATTAAATGACCAATTTTGAGGAATTTAATGACAAACCTATTCACCCACATCTTGAGCGGCAGATGAAATTCGTGATGGGACACTGTGATTCTTTGGGGACAGATCAAGAAAGAATTGACTATCTATTGCAAACTATATGCGTTCTATCCATGAATGAATGTATGAATCTGGAGTCACATGAATCATGGAATCCATCCGATATAGAATACCAAACCTACAAGGCTATGCGAACGTTATGGTTCGATTTAAGGGAAGAAAAGAAATCTAAAGGATCCTAGTGGAGTTTTCGAAAACAATAAAAGAGCTGAGTGCGAGCAATAGGCACCTTGCTTACACGCTTAAGAAGCAGATAAAGAAGAATGACGAGATGCAGGAAGAGCTTCAAAAGGCTATAAAGACCGCTGATCATTTTAGTAACGAGGCTCTTGAGAAGTGGCAGACGGAATCCAGTATAGAAAGTAAGTATATAAAGCGTATAGAGACGCTGGAATTTACGGTTCGGGCGCTTCACGCTGAGAAGAATGTTTTACTGAGAAAATTAGGATTACAACCAGAAGAGAAAGACTATGGAACAAGAAATAAACAAGATTAATTCCCCCTCCCTATCTAACTCAATGTCTGAAGATATAAGAGCCCTGGCTGCTGCATTCTTGTTGGCTAAGCAGGAGTTTGATCTTACTGGCAAGAGCGGTAAGAATCAGCAGTTTGGTAAGTATGCCAAGATAGAGGATATATACCGTGCTGTTGAGACCGCTTTAGGAAAGAACAATATTATTATATGGCATTTTGCAAGACCTACAGAAGGCGTTGAATATCTCTATACACGATTGATTCACGCACCTACGGGCCAGTTCATAGAAGATATGAGAATGCTTGAGAGCGAGAAGCCTGGCAATCAAGCTAAGGGTGGTGCTAATACCTACATGAAGAAGTATGCGTTGCTATCTTTATGTGCTATTGCCACTGAAGATGATGATGGTGAGGCTGAGCGTACCTACATAGATGAAAAGAGCATATCTCCTGAACAGGTCATAGCTATACAGACTCAAATAAAGTCAGCCAAGAATGGTGCTTTAATATTTAAGAATGTTCTCGGTTATAACAAGGCTACTTCTCTGGCTGATCTTAAAGCGTCTAAGTTTGAAGCTGTCATGAACTATATAGCTAACAACAAGGAATAAGACTATATGATAACTAAGAAGTCTAAAGTAGCACTCGATAAGAAGATGACTAAGCTGGTTGATGATTTTAATAACAGTATTGAACAGCTCAATAGTGCCCTAACTGCATTACTCAAGAACGAGGAATCATACCGTAGTGAGATGGGTGAACGATTAGAGGCAACGAATGGTGTTACTAAAAAGGTATTTCTAGAAGAGCTTAAAGAGTACTCCAATGTCTCTATGCCTTTAATGGAGGGCCTTAATCAGCTTATTAAACTTGGCGAGCATAGCATTCAAAATAAAAAAACTTTAGGGACAGCTATTCAGTATTTGAAGCAGTTTTTCGATCATATACAAACATGCAGCGGTAAGAAAGAAGAGATTGAAGCATGATTGAATGGATAGATCCTAAAGAGCGCCTACCGGGAACAGAAAAAAATAATATTCTCGTAAAGGGTGATATCGAAGTTTTTTTAAAGAGTAAATATAAATTTGAGGGGCACGAATTAAACGTTCCTGAGGATCCTGAAGATTATGAACCTTATAGAAATAGTATAAAGTTCAGTGCATACTTTAGGGCTCTTGTTAAGGTAAGAAGCTGGAATGGAACTCTAGACAGAATAGGCATTAATAGTCTTATTTTTGAAGAATTTTATATAACCTGCTGTACTCATACGACTGAAGAACATACTAAATATCTTAAGAAAATAGGTATGACAAAATACAATGTGCTGAAATTTCTAAATCAACGTTCTTTTAAGATAAATTGGGCTAATGTTTCAGGATGGGCTGAAGTAGAATAAGGTTAAATTATGAAGTGTTGCGGCCAAGAAAATTGCGTTAGTACGTCATGTCATCCTTATGAAAGCTGTATTAAAGGTGGTTGTTCTCAGCAAAAAATTGAATGCGTAGATGGATTCTATCCAGTCAATATTCCAAGCTATGTATTCGAATCTGATTTAGAATTTGCAGTTAATCAAGGCGCTAGAGCATTCTATGACATATGGCATCGGCATAATTGGGACAAAAAATCATGATGAATCTTGACGAGAAGAAAGAGCGTATTAGAAAAGTTCTTATTGGATTAGGCGGTTTAGTTGATGATTCTCTTAAAGATGTGAGTGATACTTATGAGCGCTTGAAAGAATCAGAGATTAAAGAGTTAAGCCATGGTAAAAGCATGGTTCATGCTAGCCCGGTAGATGTACTTGATCACTGTGCGGCTTTATGTATGTTTCTTGATGTTACGCAGGGAATAGAATCTATCTATAAAGAGATTTTAAAGGATGGGTATATGGAAACATGCCAAGCCTCTCTCCATACAATAGTAAACCAACTAAAAAATATGGATAAAGAATCTCATGAGCCTGAGTCATAGAAAAAAAGAAAGGAGCATCACACCTGACGGGTGGACACCCCTTAAACTTTTGTTGCTTTCTGTTACCGCTAAGATCTTGAATAATTTCTCGATCTGCTTTACTATCCATCTATTATAAATTTCATTAATAGAAGCGCTATTACTTACCAGGTGACTGCCGCTGCTACTAAATCAAAAAGAACAAAAATGTTGAACCTTAAAAAAACAATCAAATCAATGATCGCTCCAAAAAGGGAGCATTTATGTTAATAAGTAAATGTTACCAAACTTCAGACACATTGCAAGCTTTTCCCAATCTAACTAATACGGAAAACAAAGCATTTCTCTATATTAAGCACAACTTGCATTCGGTGATAACGAGACAGATGTTAGCAACTGTTTTGCAAGTAACCCCAAGAACGGTTACTACAGTTACTAATAAGCTTCAGGATTTAGGGCTTATAACTAAGACCCGCAGGCCTGGATATTTTAACGATATCAATCATTACAGTATTACTATGTATGGAAACTTATGGCTCAACTATCTGGTTAATGCCTATAAAGTTCATACGGGTATTTTTAGGAGGCGGTTATTGTCTATAGGGCTTCTCCTTTCCCTGTCTTCCAGTAGCTTCACCCTATTAAAAGAAGATTATGTATATAATCCCCCCCTTAAGAGAGAGTTACTAACATGTGCGCGCGCGAGGAGAGTAGCAATGGGCACACCGATAGAGGCCAAAGGTATTTTAGCGGCGACTGAGTTGCTCAGTTTATCAAAGTGGGGCCAAATTAGGCTGAGTGGTTATCCAAACGAAGCTATTGAGCATGCTAATAGTGCTCTTAGGGCAAGCAAAGTTCCTAAAGATGACCCATTCAGGTGGTTTTGTAGTCTTTGCGAACAATGGTGTAAGAAGAATAATACAGAGCCAAACTTGTCTTTGATGAGACGTTTGGCTGTTGAGCATGGGATGCCTGACAATCCAGCGTTTATTGTGGCTCGCAAGCCTATAGCAATTCCCTTAAAGGGGAAGGCGATGACCAATGAAAACCGCAAAGCGTTTAGTGAGGAGCAAGCGTTTATTGAGCGCGTACAATTCCTCGATAAGGCTAACAAACAAGAGTCTCCTAATGATTTTATGCGTATACTACAAGCAGGATTTATGAAAGAGATACAACCTTACATGGACAAAGCAGATGACCCTAAAAACACCACTAAGTGAAGCATTGTTAGATTTTCGTTTACAACTACCTGAGGACTATGTGAATTGTTGGAATAAGTCTTTAGCTATTGTATGCCTGTTGGACCTTTTGCCTGCTTCACATTGCGGAGTGACTCTTAAAGACATGCAAGGAAAGATTTCGGATAATAGGTGGGCTTTTCCTTTCGATACAAAACTTATGGCACTCGAAGAATACATACAATTGGAACATTCTGACACTTTGCGACTATGTTTCATGTTTCTATTTAAGTTCTATGACTATCTCAAGAAAAGTTGTCCTGGATTTAGACCTATTTGGTATATAAGCCTCTGTTCCCCTGAAGAAAAGAAGGAGGAGTTTGTGCTTTTAACCAGCTTTTTTGCGCGGCATGGCATACAAGACTACAAACAGCATGGATTCAATCAAGAAGATATTCTAACCCAAGTAGTAGAAAAGGTAGAGGTAGAGGCTCTGCACACCAGCATAGACAATGATGAAAAGGTATGGGATAACTTTGCTGGTGAACCTGTAGATGAAAGTGCAGGTTGGGATGAGGTGCTAGACTAAAAGGAGTACGTAGTGAGAAGCAAATCATACTGTATAGATCTGAAGCCTATATCCTGGCAAAGAGCGGGACGAAATGGTTCCAGGTATTTTGATGCTCAAGCACGAGATAAGCTTGCCTTTGGGCTCTGTTTAATCAATCAACATGGTGAAGAACCACTCTTCGATAAAGCTATTCATTTAGACATAGCATTTTATATGAATATTCCCCGCAGTAAATTGAATAATCTAAAGTCTATCTATCATGTAGGGCCAGTAGACCTTGATAATCTCTGTAAGTTTCTTCTTGATGCTATTAAAGATGTGCTCATTATCGATGATCGTATTATCTGTTCTATGTCATTGAAAAAGGTGTATGATAAGCACCCAAGAACAGAACTTGTCATAACAGAGGTAGAGTAGCATGGCAAAGAAGCAAGAAAAATCAAACCATACATCAGAAGTAAAGCCATTAACAACAAATCGGACATGGCAAGAATTCATTAAAAATGATGCTTTTATGATGTTTCCTGACAAAGACGATTGGAGAGAGCGGGTCTGTTATACCATGCTTCAATGGGCAGAGAAAGAAGACTCATTAGAAATAATGGATTTCGCATTGGAGTTCAAGATTCGTAGACAAACTCTTTATGAGTGGGCAGATAGATATCCTGACTTTAGAAAATGCTTTGATTATGTGAAGCTCATAATAGGATCACGTAGACGTAAGGGCGCCCTTACCCGTAAGTATGATAAAGATGTCGTCTTTAAGGATATACACCGATACGATCCAGAATGGCTTGAGATCAACAAATATCATTCTGACATGAAGAAGGACGAGGAGAAGCAAAGCACCACGTTCATCGTCAATAATGGTAAGCCTAGAGTAGTAAGCAAGGAAGAGCTTATTGGTAAGTCCGAGATAGAGCTATGAGTTATCCTGATTGGGATGCTAAGGCTATTGCTCGGCACCTAGAGACCTGGGCTAAGAAGTCTACATCATTGAAGATGGAACAATTCTTTCATGAGTTTATGATACGACCAGGCACCTTTAAGCGATTTGTTAAAGAGTGTCCTAGCGTATTTGATGCCTACTTTAGGGTCAAACTTGTACTTATGAGACGCAATAGAGAGCTACACAGAAGTAAAGTTGTCAAAAGATATCCTCAGGGAGATAGTGATGATAGGGAGTCTAATGTTATTCCATTACGGTAATTGTAAAAGTAAGATCACCGACTTAGAGTTTCGTTGCGCTAATCTTCATACGCAGAATAAAGCTTTATATATTCAGTTACAGCATCTTGAGCAAGAGCTGCTTGGTAAGAATTGCGCCTTTGAGACAATGGCCGCAGAGAATCATAATCTCAACCAGATCATTAGTCGCAAGGATGAAGAGATTAAAGATCTTAAGCGTGAATATGCTGCCCGTGAGCAGAATGCTCCTATTGTTATTGCAGATAGGAAGCCACACACAGGGGAAGTAACTCACACTGATTACACCGATGGGGAACGATCAACATTCATAGATCTCACTAAGCCTAATAAAGAGATCGTTATCAAGATGGATAGGCCCTTAAAGGATGAGGGTTACTACAAGCTTAAAAAAGAAATCGAAGAGAAGTATACAGTTGAACAGGAACCAGAGGAGCCACAGCCTGTTGAGTTTACGCAGGAACTACGTGACGAGATGAACAAAGCTGCTAAGAAGGCTGGCTGGATAGTTGAAGAAACTCATAGTTACCCCAAGACTAAGTCTAAGCGCAAGAATAAATCCAGTCGTAGACAAAATGGGGACAACTGAATCGCTGAAGGAGACAGACCAGATGAAAATAAGTATTGAAGATATCCTAGCTAAGGTTGGCGAACTTGATGCAATGCTCAAGGATACAGGCTGGAGCAGGGATGGTAGAATAGACTTTCGTTACTACGACAGTAACTATCGTGTAGAAATGACTGTTGCCGAGCCTGATGATGAGGAATAACCAATACTGGTTAGAATTGAAATGTTTTTATAACAAGTGGTGGTACTTTCTTACGGAATGTTGGATTGTACTCTTGAAAAAGCACTTCAAAATAACTCCCTATAATCTCTTCCTAAAGAGTGGTTGCTATATGATTCGTCTTCACAAGATGCAGTTTACTGCTGAGTGGATGGGTGCTCAACTCAAAGAAAAACATAGGTTTTATGGAGAAGATCTGAGGTGAATGTAGAGGTTCAAGTAGAACTGGATAAGTTTTCTTTGCGTTGGTATCAGGAAGAGATATGGGATACGGTTGAGCAAGGACTGTCTAAACGTATTCTTTATGTAGCTTCACGACGAGCAGGCAAAGATATCCTTTTTTGGAACCTAGCCATACGCCAATGTATTAAAAAGACGTGCCTTGTGTTTTATGTGCTTCCAACCTATGGACAGGGTCGTAAGGCCATTTTTGATGCAATAGCGATAGACGGAACTAAGTTTTTAGACTATTTACCGCATATGCTCGTTAAGAGTATAAATCAAGCAGAAATGAAGGTCATTTTCCGTAATTCTAGCATTTTGCAAATTATCGGGGGTGACACGTATGATAGCTCTTTGGTAGGCACAAATCCTACAGCCGTTATCCTGTCAGAATACGCTCTAATGCCGCCAGATATTTTTTCCTTCCTAAGACCTATTTTAGCTGCAAATCCTTCAAGCTGGTGTGCAATTGTTGGTACACCGCGTGGCAAGAATCATATGTGGCAAATGTGGAAGACTGTCCAAGAGTTACCTGAATGGAAAGTGTTTGTGCATAAAGCATCTGAGATTCAACATATCCCGCATGAAGTTCTTATGCAAGAACGTGATCAGATGGATCAGGGCTTATATCTTCAGGAGTTTGAGTGTTCCTGGGATAGGGGTATTTCTGGAAGCTGGTATGGTGCTCATCTTGATGCAATAAAACTACGAGGACAGATAGGCCATGTGCCTTGGGAGCCTGGATTATTGGTACATACGGCCTGGGATATCGGAGTAAATGACGCCACCTCAATAATCTTCTTTAATGTCGTTGGTGATGGCTCTGTGATACGCATTATAGACTGTTTGTCTAATAATAACTTGGGTTTAGATTATTATGTTAACCAAATAAAGTCTAAACCATATGTCTATGGTAAGCATTTTGCTCCACATGATATTAAAGTTAGAGAGTGGGGAGGGGGAGCAGTTACTCGCTATGAGAAGGCGCGTCAATTGGATCTTAATTTTACCCTTGTTGATCAAGTTGGTGTCATTGATGGCATTGAAAATGTTTGGACGCACTTTAATAAGTTCTGGATAGATGCAGAGAAATGTAGATCTTTGATCAATGCTCTGGAAAACTATAGAAAAGAGTGGGATGAACAAAAGCAAATGTATCTTCCAAAGCCAGTAAAGTCATGGGCTAATCATTATGCTGATGCTTTACGGTATCTTTGCATGGCAATACATAAGACAAAGAAGGGTAGAGGTCCTGAGGAATTTGATAGAGCGAAAGCACAGGCATTATATGGCAGCAATCAAGCGGATCTTCCGCGGTTTTTTAGGGATGACCCGAGATATGACAGGATAAGATGATGATCGACAAGAAAAACATGAGAATCCTGTTTAATATTGATAAGCAGGGAAAGATAAATGATTTAATAGTTGCTGAATTCGATGAAGACCGCATGGATGAGTTTAATTCTGCTGAAAAACTTTATAATCGTTACTCTTATGATGTAGGAAATTGTTTATCTGATTGGGAAAAGATGAGCTTGCATCAGATTACTTTAGATCTATGTTTCTTTTATGGATTTGCCAATCGAGAAACCAAGATAAAATACTTAACTGAAATGATGAACGTTAAAGAGTTTAGAAAAGAAATAAATCCTACACAGCATTTGCCAGAGGATTAGATCTAATGAGACGTCTACTGCTAGCCCTATTGATGATACCAATCACGCTAAAATCTGAGTCACAACGTATAATATTTTCTTATGATGATATACCAGAACGCATGTTCCATGACGAAGCCTTTATTCAAACTTCTCTCATACTCTCAATGTGGGCAGCCAAAGACGCTGTATATACGTTTGACGACCTAGAACTTGGTGACATTATTGAGTTCAAAGCACTCAATGAAGACTGTTCAATATTCCTGAGATTTAATAGAAAAACTCATGAGTGTACGGTAGAGTTCAATGCCCGCGATGAGACATTCTGCTTTGCCTGCTTTAAGGACGCCATGGACTCATTCTTCATTAAGGACTACTACCTATAGAATACAGCCCGCAAATCATGTTATGTTCTGCTCACTAGAATCTTTGTAGTTCTTTGAGGAGAAATAAACATGTTAATGAGGCAACCTGAATACTTACAAGATAGTTATGGAGCTATAAAAAAGAAGATAGATTCAGACTATACCGCTAATCAGGCCATTTGGCAGGTCTTTTGGACCGAAGCCACGCTCGATACTCGTCTTGAGGCTGGTGATACTGCTTTAATGGCAGAGTTGAACCAAACTCTACCAAATAATAATAGAGGTTCTTGGTACTTTAATAGAACACGTCCTTTATGTAACATGGTGTCTGGTTACCAACGCCGCAATAGAAAGTCCACCATCGTTATACCTCTTGAGAATGGTGATCAAAAGACTGCTGATCAGTTAACCAAAGGTTTACTCAATATCTATAAGCGTGAAGGCATCTACGAAACCCTATCAGAAGCGTTTCACCAAGGTGCTTGTATAACAGGCATGAATCTATTGCATGCCTATATAGACTATAGAAATGATCCTGTTTCAGGCGATATCAAAGTTGATAACTGTTCCTATAATAGCTTCTTTATAGACCCATACTTTAGAAAGCCAGATCTTTCAGATTGTGCCTTTGTTTGGAGGCGCTCATATCTATCACATAGCGCCGCAGCAGATCTTATGCCCGATCGCTATGATGAGATTATGCAATTGCCAGGCAATCCTACAGGAACTGGAAGAGACGGCCGTTTCCAGTACATGCCAGAAAGTTATGGTCAGACACAACAAAACAGATTAGCATACGATGAATATTACTATCGGGATTATAGAAAACAGAGATTATTGGTTGATAAGAAGACGGGAGAAACATGGGAATTAACCAATCAATCAGATGTTGATGTTGATACCTTTTTGGCTCATTATCCTGAAATAAAACTTATGGAACAGCAAGTTCCTACGGTACGTCTTGCCATAATGATTCAAGATAAGGTCTTCTATGACGGTCCTCAGCCAGCAAATCTAGATTGTTTTCCATTTGTACCAGTTTTGGGTTATTACAACCCGATGATGCCATACTTTTATTCGCGCATACAAGGCATCTGTCGGTCACTTCGGGACCCCCAAATTTTAATGAATCGCCGGATCATTTTGAGCGCGGACGCAGCAGAATCGGTGGTCAATAGCGGCTGGATCTTTAAGGAAAACGCCCCTGTTGATGTTAAACACCTCTTCCAGACAGGTCAGGGCCGCATTATTCCACTCAAGGAAGAAGCGGCAATGACTGATATTATGCAGATAACGCCGCCTAATATTCCCCAATATTTCTTTCAACTACAGGATACCTTCTCAAAAGAGATGAACCTTGTTTCAGGAGTTAACGAGGAGCTAATGGGATCGGCTCTAGACGATAAAGCAGGAATTCTCAGCGCATTACGCCAGGGAGCAGGATTAACAACGCTACAGCCTCTTTTTGATCGTCTAGACTATTCTCAAAACTTGCTTGGCGAATTGATCATGAAGATGATGCAGAATAACTACACACCGGGAAAGATAAAGAATCTACTCGAGGGTGAAGAACCAGCACCATTATTCTATAATAAGGCATTTGGTAAGTATCACTGCATGGTAGAGCTTGGATTTAACACAGAGTCTCAAAAGCAGATGCAGTTTGCTCAGCTTATACAACTCAGAGAGATGGGCGTGCCAATTCCAGATGCATCCCTCATTGATGCTGCTACTATACAGAACAAAGATAAGATTATTCAGCAGATGGAACAGCAACAGCAACAGGCTCAACAAATTCAACAGATGCAGTTACAAGCTACTATTCAAGAGCAACAAGCACGTACACAATTGGCTCAAGCACGCTCTATTGCTGACCAAGGATTGGGAGCCGAACGATTCAGTCGTATCGATGAAAATAAGGCGCTTGCTGAAGAACGTAGAGCAGCAGCTATTAAAGATGATCAGATGGCTCTTCTTAACTTTGCTAAGGCAATAAAGGAGATTCAAAATATAGACATTGATCAACTTCATAGGATAGTATCGCTGCATAAAATGATGGAAGTTGAATCTTCTGTTGAACAAAGAAATCCTCAACCCAATCAGAGTGGGTCTGCATTGGTTAGATAGAGGCGAACCCTTGCGTGTAACAGCGCATTTTCTAACAAAGGAGCCAGTCATGGCAAAAAGATACCACCAAAGCAGAAGTGACCGACGTCACGAAAGCGAAGGAATGCACCGCGAATCTATGAAGCGTCGTATGGATAATAGCGATCCAGTTCCTAACACCGTAAGCGGTTTAGAGAAACGTGAGTCTTATGTAGGCTACAAAGAAAGCCGCAGAATGATGGCACGCGATGGCGGCATGATCAGAGAAGATATGTCAGCTCCAGCTTTACTTCCACGTCATGTTATTGATCAATACTGGCCTAAAGCAATGAACTACAATATGGGCTATGTAGATGACCTATTCTATGGCGCTGAAAAGCAAATGCATGAAGATTACAATGATCTTGGCCGCGAAATGAAGCCTAAGAAATACTAAGGAGATAGTATGCCTGGTCAAATAAGGCCTAACAAAAAGGCTATGAG